GTTCGCCACCCCCTTTTATGCGCCGCACCCACCAAAACCGCCACAACCACAGTTAGGGTTAGGCACATTGTAAGCCGGTACAGGTTTCGGGCAGCACTGGCCCACTACATACTGTGCCTGTGCGTTCTGACCCTGCAAAATCTGTGCGGTCTGTGCCGTCTGGCTAGCAGCCAAGTTTGCCATATTGAGCTGCGTACGGAGCTGGTCATTCTCTCTTTTAACGCCGTCAAGTTCGAGCTGGCAGAGTTTATCCATAATGCTCTGAATACCGTTGGTCTGCGACTGCACAATAGCGTTAGTATTGGCTGTACTCTGCGCCATGAGGTCACGAATACCGTCACTAATTGCCTGGCGGTCCTGACAGTTTTCCGTTGCAATCGTATATTTGAGGTCAGCCTGTCCTGCGCGATTGTCATTAAAGCCCTGCTGATTAGCCATTGCAAGCTGATTCAAACCGAGAGCCAAAGTGTCTTTCGCATTATTTACAGCCGTAGTCACTCCAAACTGACTATTGGTTACAGCCTGCGTAATGCTGGCGTTACCCTGGCAACGAGCTACAGCAGCGTCAGCAAATCCGTTGCCTACTTGTGCCTGCAATGCGCTAATCTGCCCTGTAGTAGCTTGCTGGTCGAAACCTCTCTGCATATCAGCCGTAGCGCCAATGTAAGGCATTGCGCCACCGCCACCATAACCACCATTGCCCCATCCGTTACCCATGAACGCGAACAGGAACAGAATAATAATCCACCATGCGCCACTATCATTACCAAAGCCCCAGCCGTTGCCGTTGTTGTTCATCACTGCGGCAACATCTGCCGGACTCATACCGCCGTTTTCCAAAGCCATAATAATAACCACCTTTCGTAGAGATTAATTTATATCAACCTTGCGCAAGTGTTGATTACATTTTCATTCCGCTGAATCCATTAGCGATTTTACGGAACTGCTCAAATTGCTGCTGACTCATTTTGCCGCTATTAAGTAACTGCTGTACGGCCTGTTGAGGTGACGTGTTCGGATTTTGCTGTAACCAGTTCTGCCGGAATTGATTAAACTGCTGCATCATCTGTAAAGGATTCATTTCGCTTTACCTCCTTTTTCTGCTGGTGCCTGTGCATTTACAAGAAGTTGTTGCAGGTTTTGCAACTGCTGACTTAATTTATCAAACTCTTTGCGAGATACCATATCCCCGCCTGCCGGTGGAGGAGTAACTTCCTTAATCTCAAAAGTCCGCATAGGACAAGGCATACCATTTACGTCGGTACTCTTAAACCACATGCGGCCACTATCCAAGTCAACGAGATTGACGGTATTACCTGCCGCAACCGGATAAGATGTAGCGCCTGCCTCACCATTGATGAACACCGTCATTACACCGTTAGCGGAGGTCTGCGCCGCGTTGGTGGCATAGCCTCCGTAGTTTCCCCATTGTCCTGCCATGCTTTTTCCTCCTTCTCAAAGTAGTACATAGGCACTTCTTCACCGCTATCCCACGTGTCGTAATAGTCTCCATCTACTACAGCCACAACATGAGAACCCGTGGCAAGAATGTATTTGCCCTTTTTATGTTCTTCTGCAAAGTCAGATATTGTATAACAATCCGGGCAAGTGTCAGGTATAGCGTGACGGGAAAAGCCCTTCTCTTTTAAGTAACTTCCCCACACATGATTAATAGAGGGCATATCCTTTAGCGAATATCCCTGCATTATGATTCCTAAATAGGCTTTATCCCAATCAAGCCCTAACACCTTAGTGACCGCCCTTATAACACAGTCACCCGCCCGCTTGCTAAGAGGGTTAGGATTATACTCAACGAACACCGCAAGCACCTCCCTTCACCTCTATTGTCTACGAATTCCCCACACAAATTCGCCACAAATTAGCTATATTTTCGCCACTTTATCATAGATGGCCGCCAAGTTATTTCTCACCGTCGTTTCTGACAACGCCATACGCATAGCAATAATCGGTACAGATACGTCCTTGACGATATGCAGCCTTATGATGTGTTCTTGCATGGGCGTAAGCATAGCCTCATAAACCAATCTTTCAAATTCTCTCCGTGTAGCGCGTTTAAGCTGTGACCGTGCGTCCTTCGATTTTTGGTTCATAACTTGTATGCTCCTTTGCTATTCAGTTAAATAAAAAAAGAGCACAACCCTACTCCAAGGTCGTGCTCATGTATGCAGTTATTATTTTGCTTCTTCTGCCGCCGCTTTCTCGATAATCAACGTTAGCAATACCATGCCAATATCAAGCGCAACCGGCACAATGAAGGTATCACGAATACGGCACCAGCCACTTTCATTCGGTGCGTCTGCTTTGCACTCTGCCTTGATTTCGTCTACAAGAGCCTGTGCAAACTCTACGCCTTCCGTAGATACCCAGCCGACAAACTTATCTTTCAAGCCCTTGCCGACTTCTTCAAGTTTCAGTGCTTCAAGAACGGAATCGCGAATCGTTACCCAATCGCTCATAAGTCAACACTCCTTTACATTTTGATTTTACATTTTATGTTTTGGCCTTTATATTTTACGTTTTGACTTAACTAATTGCTTGCTCGTAGTCGGTAACGCCCCTAGCAATAGCACGGGCAAAATCATCAGCATGATATTTCAAGAGTGCCGCATCTTCCTCGTTAGAAATAAACGCCATTTCCACAAGGCAGGCGGGCATATCCGTATTGCGAACAACATAGAAATTAGCTTCTTTTAGTCCACGGTCTGGGAAGTCTGGGTCAATCTCACCAAACGCGCCGACAATCTGACGCTGAATACAACCTGCAACATCACGGCCACCAATACTGCCAGGATAAGAAAAGGTTTCCACACCACGCGCGAATTCACTAGCAGCAGAATTGCAATGAATTGACACAAACACATCTGCGCCCCATTCGTTAGCAGCGTCACAAATCTCACTAAGAGAATCAGACTGTAGCGTTACCACATCACATCCTGCCTTTTGCAAATAACTTTCTACTAAATGGCCGACTTGTGCAGCTACATCAGACTCACGCAATCCACAACCACAAGCGCCAGGGTCAGGGTTCCCATTAGGCGCATGGCCCGGATTTAGGAATACTTTAAGCATGTTTCTCTTCCTCCTTTATGAGTTCGTCGTTCTCGTCAAACTTCGGCAGTTCGCCCGTGTCTGTCAAATACTCATAAGCATCGGGCAAATAGCTTTCCACAAACAATAACTGTTGCTTTAAGTCCATATCTCGCAATGCTTTCAGTTCCGTTTTAGACACCCTCTTTTTCGTGCGCTAACTGTTCAAGTTTACTCTTTACACTTGCAGGGATAGGCACTCCACAATGACTCAAATTCTCTATGATAGATAATCCCTCGTTACCCAGCAAAGCATACGTCACCAGCAGGCAAAAAATATTCTGCCCAATAGCCAAATCTAAGTGATGTGCGAACACAACAAATGTCACCAGAGCCAGCTTCTTGACGATACCTCTCAGGCCACGTTTGCTAGACAATTTGGCTTTTGGTTTCATGTACGCCGCCATCACACCGGTAATGTAGTCCAGTAGCATAAACATTGCTAGAGCCGTGAGCGCGTCATTCCACGCGCCGAAAAGAAAAGTTACCATAGTTCCGAGTACCCCTGTTATGCTTCCCCACGCCATTTCCGTACGGCATGGAATCAACGATTTTATTATTGTCTCAACCTCTTGCAATATCCCCACCCTCTTAAAACGGGCTAATTTCTCAGCCCACTAAACTAACATACAACCCCACGCACGCAATCACCGTAATTACTGCGCTGATAATGCGTTCACTCGTTGTTGGTTTCATTGGTCTGCTCCGTGGTGGGCTCGGGTTCTTTCGGTACATAACGCACACAATTTTTGTTGTTACATACCCATTTCGGCTCGGTTTCTGTGCCATCATTTCTCATCGGCTTTCTGCAGCGTATGCACTTTTTGCTGACAATTGCCATGATTATTCGCCCCCTTCAATCTTGCGATATTCTTCGTCATACCAGTCGTCCAACTCGGTCATTTCTTGCTGTACAAGTTCCTGCGCGTCCGTGTCGGCATGGATAAGAGCGTCGGTGTACTCGTTTGCAAGTTCCTGTTTCTGCGCTGAGTAACTTGCGTCAAGTGCCGCGATTTTTTCTTCGGTTGTCGGTTCAGGCACTACGTTCTCGCAGACCTCGTAATATTCGCCTTTATCTTCGATATGTGCATTGTTAGCATTGCACCATTTCGCGGTTGCAGTGTACTGTGCCATATCGTCTGCGTTATTCTTGTATAATTTTTTGCCTATCATTTAATTACCCCCTTGTGCGCCCATGCCACAAACCATCCAACAACCCGGGTTGCCTTGCAAGACATGAATGTTGTTAGCCGAAAAAGTTGTTGTTGTTTTTGATTTAACATTACCAGTTGGAGCAGTCGTTACATTAGCCGAACCAATCAACAAACACGTATAATTTGTGTCATTTAATGCTTTTAATAACGTAATTGTCACGGTTGTATAATTTCCCAAAGTTGCCGGATATAACTTCCCGCCTTGTTCCACCCAGCCGTCCGAGTAGACTCTATACCAGTCGCCTGTAGTAGCGTCATAGTAGCTGTCAGTCAGATACCGTGGCGATAATGCCTGTATTTTTTGTTCGCCTGTTGCCGTCAGATTATCCAAATCTACATTGGCTTTACCGCTAATATCCACAGGTGCGGGAATATCCGCCGTACTAGCTACCGCGCGGATTGTCCATTCAACTGTGCCATCTGTTACAGTACCGCCAACGCTTGGTGACGTGATAACGAGGTCGCTTGCAGACGTTTTCCCTGTGGTGGTGCATTCAAGATACCAGCCTGTCGGCAAGTCTACGTGATAGGCCATGTCGTCTGCGGCATAGGTTGTACTTTTTTTGCGCAAGCCCCAACGGTCACTAATACGGCCTTCTGCCGCTTCTGCTGCTACTTCACTATTATGTGCCGCCGTTGCATAATTCCCAGCAGCCGTGGCACTATTACCTGCATTGGTTTCACTACTAGCTGCCGCAAGTTCACTATTATGCGCCGCCGTTGCAGACAAGCCCGCGTTTGTTTCGCTGGACGCTGCCGCAAGTTCACTGTTATGTGCGGCCGTGGCGCTATTGCCTGCCGCCGTTGCTGACAGACTAGCGTTGGTTTCACTACTAGCCGCCGCTAACTCGCTGTTATGTGCCGCCGTTGCAGAATTTGACGCTGATGTAGCGCTATTGCCAGCATTGGTTTCTGAAATAGCCGCGTTGCTGGCCGCCGTAACCGCAGCATCACTAGCTGCAATCAAAGCCTCTGCATATTGTTCCGGCGATACGCTAGAGGATTTATTCGTCTTAAAGGCACGGCCAATTTCTTCGGTGTGTTCCTGCACAATCTGATGTAGTTTATCCAAGGAATCCTCTATAGCCTCCGGCCACACAGCCCCCTGATTAGTGAAGTCTGTTTTCTGCAAAAGGTCTGTAGTTCTATAGACTGTAACCTTCTTACCGGTTTCTACAGGCGGTTCACTCAAATCAGACGGATAAACAACTTCGTTCGTATCTGTGTCAATGGTGTAATCATCCGTAGACACAACTTCTTCCGAATCATTGCCCAGAATCGTTGTGGTGAGGATAACGCCTATTTCCTCTGTTTTGATATATTCAAACGGTATACTCCATCGTCGGGTAACGTCATTGCCGTTGTATATCGCTTTTACAACTGTACTGTTACGCATGATATACTCCTTTCATTGCATATAAAAAGGCCGCTAGTCAACGACTAACAGCCTTTCTTACCTATTCAGTTCCTACTCACTACTACTGTTTACATTATACCATATAATCGCCCCCTATTTTATGCCATATTCCCGTAAATTATTTTTGGTTACGACGGCGAGTAACTATGTCGGCTAGCGTGAAATCTCCGCTTTGCGTCATAACGTCCCAAATGTTAAGAGCAAGCGTATTCAGCATGTTCGGATAAGGCGCACCGATAGCCGCAGCTTTTGCCACAGATTCGGCCAACTTGCGTCCTGCTTCCTTGTCATTCTTTTCAGCAGCTACATAATTAACCACCGCAGCCGGAACGCTAAAAAGATTTTCTATCGCGCCCTCAACAGGTGATAACTCATAGTTAGAATACTTCTTCCCTATAGCCTTGTTGAAGCTAAACGAGGCAACCGCACCGGCAACAGGAATCGTGTTAGCAAGATATGAAAAGCTGGAAGAAGCCATTTCTTTGTACATGTTTTCTTCACGCTTTTTCTTATCCTTTTCCCGGTCATTGTTCAGTACAACGCCCTGCATGATAGCCTCAATCATGGTAGGAATACCAACACCAAGAACCGCCGTCCTAACCATCAGCCCCGCAGCGTCCATCTGCTGACCATCAGCCCACTTAATCTGTGCCAAATTGTAATCATAATACAGACGGTTAAAGTATGCGCTGAAATAAGAATAGAACGGAGTCAAGAGTTTTCGCCCTTCACCGCCACGCTGTACGGCCGCCATGCCTGCTTTACTTGTATCAACTGACTGGCGGCGTACTCTTGCGTCAGCTTCCAAACTTGCCGCCGCATCGTCCAAACCTCTTGCCATAGCTTCTGCATGGTACTGAATCCACGTTGGATAGTTAACCGCATTATCCGAGAACGCATCACAGCAGAACGCCAGTTTCTGCGCCGTCCGCGTTAACCTTGCACCTGTACTGCCGTCCATTAAGTCCGTCCGCAAGTCTGCAAGGTTAGCGTCCATGAAAGAGAATTTATCCCGCATCATAGGAGACCGTTGATTTACAAACGCTATCTTTTCCCGGTAATCACCCGTGAGATAAAACTGCGCCGTCCCTTTGATAACATTGTCAATGCCGTTCTGCCATGAAGCCGTAATGAAGTTCTGCGGCAAGTCGATAAACAACGCCTTGGTGCGGAATCCCAGGAAAGCTACACTCACTCGTGTACGAGTCCACCGCATAGCCTTTTCTGTGAAAGTCAACGCCTCGCGCTGGTCCGTTGCCACATCACGCAACCACGTTTGAAGCATACGCAGATTGTCATTGCCGAATGTTTCCGCAATAGCTGACTGTACATCATCACGCCGCAGAAGCCGGGAAACGTCCATAATCGGTTTACGCATTGCAAGGTCATAGTTTACATTGCGCAAGTGGTCCGTAAAGGTTGACCAGTCAAGCAAGAGAGGTCTGTTCATGTGATTAACACGGTTCTCGGTATGGCCATGAGCCACACTAGCAGCAACCGCCGAGTTTTTCTTGAACAGTTCATTTGCCTCTGCCAAATCCATAGCCCGCACAGACTTGCCACTGTCATAGCGAATAGGATAATAGCCGCCCTTGAGATTAACCACTTTGCCGTCAGCCGTCATAACGGAGAACGCCGTAGCTTCTACCATCTTCGGGTCAACACCGGCACAATCAACCTCATGCTTGCGGATTTCCGGCGCATAGGTTTCCAAATAATCCCAAATGCCCTGTACCAACTTCAAATCTTTTTCCGTCAGCACTTCAAACATCTGCATTACTTTAGCGTCAAGTTCTGCCGTTTCCTCTGGCGCCCACGAACCTCTTTTGCGTTCTTCCGGAGACATGAAGTAATAACGGAGTCTATCACGGTTTCCTTCATTGCCCCAATTCAACGCAGCATGCAAAACCTGCTCATGGGTTATCTTCGGGTTAGGCATGAAGTCAAAGGTGTGTTCCTGGTCTTTCAGTTTGGAAAGTTCAGCCTTAGTCCAGCCAGTATCAGCAAGGAGTTTATCAACGTCAGCAATAATCTTGCGAGAGCGGTTCGCCATATCGTCCAGCCCCAACTTGATAGGGTTATAAAGGTTCGATACAAACACGCCGTTTTCCTCGCCTTTATCCATCAGCCGGAGCAAAGTTTCTGCCTTAACCAAAGACGTCACCGACAAAGGCGTTTTATCATAAGCGCCCATTTCCCCTTCAAGGGAATACTTCTTCTCATGCGTGCTCAACTGCTCGACCATAGAGGCAGCAATATCAGAGATACGCTGTTTCTTCTCATTGGCCACAAGCGCATCCATCTGCCGCCCAACATGACGAATAGACTCAACGCTGCTCTTTAAGTCGCGAAGCTCATTGACCGTCAACCTGGTATAATGCTGTGGCTGTCCATTGATAACAAAGTCTGCTACCTGTGGCGTGAAATAATCTTCCTGACAATCATTGATGAATGTCTGTAAGCTCTTATCCCCTTCAAGAGGTTTCAGCGGTTCACGAGTCAGCAAATTGTACTTGGCCAGCAAGTTATCAATCTGCACATTGAACTCATGCGGGACATTTTTCATGTTGTTGCCACGCTTATTGATACGGGCAAAATAGCGCATATCCCTATTGATTTCTGTATCAATCTTGCCAGCCTCACGAGCCAGAGCATGACAGGTGATTTCCCGGTTCTTGGCCTCGATAGCACCTTCATAATCACCCTTGGACATAAGGCGTACAGCCTCGTCACCTGCCTTCTTTGCAAGTGCCGCGTATTTCTGCCACTTCATCACCTCGCCCACAGGAGTATTGGCAAGCTGTTCTTTTGCCATAGCACGCGCCATCTTAGCACGAACCTGCCCACGCATAACAGCCGCATCAAGCCACCGTTGTTCACGAGCCACCTTAGCTTCCGCTTTCTCTTTAGCACTATTCAGCTTTTCTGCATCCTTGGCTTTCTGTGCTTCAAGCCGTTCTGCGGCTTTGGCTTTCTGTTCGTCCAACTTCTCATCGGCCTTGCGTTTCTGCTTAGCCATCTTGCCGCCATAGTAGATACTATCAGCAAGTTTTTGGTCAGCGACAGCCTCCTTGCCCTGTTCCTTAGCGTCAGCTATCTTGTTTTCCCACTTGGATTTTTCCCGGCCTTCTGCGATAGCGTCAGCCGTTTCCTGCTCCTGCTTAGACTTGAACTCTGCCGCGTTCTTCTCAAAGATTTCAAGGTCAACACAGATAGCTTCCAGCGATTTTTCATTATGAACGGCCTTTATTGCCGACTCACGCAGCGTGCCATACTCTTGTTCCTTGAACTCTGCCATACCTGCCTGAACACGTTTGTTCAGTTCTTTAGAAAACGTAGGCTTTGTGGTAAGCTCATTAAACAGCATATCCCCGCTGCCGTTGCCGTCATAGACATAATCAGCCACCTCATCAATGGTAAAACCATTCTTGTCGGTCAGCCATCTTTCCGGCAGCGTACCTTGTCCAAATCGCTCATACACAGACTGACGGTCAAGACGGATACCGCCGCCATTCTGTACAATCCACGACATAGCAGGACTATTTTCTTTGAGATTAACAAACTCAATATCTTCGGGAATATCGCCCAGGAAAGAATCTTTATGGCCATGTGTCAACTGCTCATTAGCGATATACTCATATTCCTCGCGCATGGTCTTAGGCATCTGTTTAAGAGTCTTTTCGCCGTTCTTGTATGCGTTGATGAAGCGATACCAAGAGGCAGGGATTTTGCCGCCCTTGCGCTTGAACATTTCCCGATACCAGTCATGGTTCATAGAGTCGCCTACAAACCAATTCTCTGTAACCGTGCCATGTTCGCTAACCACTTCGCCGCGCTTTTCAATACCAAGAGCAGACTGTTTTACCAGCAGGTCAAGGCGTTCCTCTATCTTCGCTTTGATAGCGTCAGCCTTTGCAGCCTTAAAATCAGCAGACTCCAACGGTGCCGTAAACAATGCACGCGCCGCATAGACAGGTTCCATCATCATCTTTCCGGCAATATCTTCCCGAAGGTTCGCCGCTACATTGTCGCGAATCTCCTTCATTGCCGGATTGACTTCTGCCATAACCCGCTTGTCCATTTCCCGCTGTGCTTCTTTGTGGGAAGCATTGACCAACGCTGCATACTCGCGAAGTTCGGCAGCTCCCATTTCTCTGCCTGCAAACAGCGGTTCACTCTCATAAAAAGCCTGCGCCATTTCTAATTCTTTATCGCTGGCAAGCATACGGTCAAAGACACCGCGCACATCATCATTGATGGGGATAGAGTGCCGGACAAGTGTCTGATAGATACGTTTCATCCAGTTCTTGAACCGTTCAAACGTGCCGACCAATTCAAGAGAAGGCGCTTTGCCCTCGGAAAGATACGTTTCCCATGCGCTTGCTAATTTCTCGTGTTCTTCCCTTGACCATTCTGTACCTAATTCGTGGCCCGCAAATTCAGCAAGTTTTTGGAAGTCCTGCAATACCTGCCCTTCCATCTTGCCTGTTTTGTATGCGTTCTCATGCAGGAATACAAAGTGATGGAGCATTTCATGTGCGAGAGAAGAAGGATTAGCATTTTTGTACAGTTCAATGATAGCCCTGCCCTGTTCCTGTGGCATGTAGGAGGCAAGGATATTCCCCTGTTTGCCGGCCTCTTGATTGTACTTGTTGATAATCTCCATAGCCTTATCATCAAATACAACATAGCAGCGGCCGTCCATGCCCCCTTCATAGGTGATACCCTTTATGTCATATCTGTTTAAAAGTTCAGAGGCGGCCTTATCGCCTCCCATCACTACAGATAAGTTATGGTAAATATCTTGACCAGTTGACTTTCCCCTTTTGGTTGCGTTGCGTATAGAGCTAATAAACAAACTATCTTCAACATCAATCTTTCCGCTTTCTAAGTCATTAGCCAGTTTCTTTAATGCCGCCTGTACTTTCTCCGGCTGTTCGCTAAATGGCTTTTGCTCGTCAAGCAGTACATCGTTATCGGGGACTTCCACCTCATAGAGCTTGCCTTTATTTTCGTTGTAATGTACCTCGGCTTTTTCTGCCACAGCAATAGCCTCTTTTACCAAGGCTATATCCTCTTTTTCTTCCTGTTCTTTGAGATACTCCCTTAAATGTTCAACGGCCCGTTCCTTATGGTAGCCATATCGTTGGATATTCTTATATGCCATAGTTTCAGCCGTAGTCAAACCATCAACAAAGCCGAAAGCAGGCAATCTTTTATCCCCAAACATGATGTAATCATCACTATAATATGACGATATGGTTTCCTTGTACCGTTCTGCTACTCCCCTATCTTTTGCTGAATACAGTCCGTAGCCGTGAATCTGTGCTCCTTCGCCCGTGCCTACATAGCCGAGGTCAAACTTATTGAAGTCAGCAGGAGAGCCTACCCAGGCTTTCTGAAAAAGTTCCTGCACGGTGGTATTGGCTACATCAGCCGCAGCGCGTTCATCCGTTTGTTGCAAACGAAAAGCACCCTGTTCGTCAGAGTGCTTTTGCTTTATGTCACTATATAATTTTTCGTAATGTTTACGGGCAAGGCCACGCTCCGCGCCTACGCCGTTTGCGTAATTCCCATCGACCTGTCGAAGTCCCTCTCCAACTCCTCCTTCGTTGCCGTTTGGAATAGTTGAAGTCCCAGCTTCACGAACTCCTCTTTGTCCGTCGTTTCCGTCCATCTGTCGAACATTTCCATATTCGTTGATTCGTTCGTCATTGTCAAAGCACCTCCTAGCATATTCAATCTTTGCTGCTAGTCTATCTTGATACTCCGGGTGTTCTTTCTGAACATAGCGCGTATTAAAACGCTCGTTCATTATTTTTATATAAGGGATATTTTCTCTTGCCTTTTCCCGCTCTACGGAATCGGCCATTTTAGATAAGTCTATTTTCCCCTCACTTATCGCCTGTTCGATATGTTTAGCAACATTGCCTTTAACTATATCCATGATACCATCGTTTAAGTGAGTAGAGAATAATTCTTTTGCTATATTATCTCCGAAAGCAAGGGTTTTGTCAATATTATTTTCGTTTACTTGGTTTAGATTTATATTGTTATTTTCCCGCGGCGCGTCAACCCTGCGCACATCAAGCGCACGAATAGCCTGTTCCGCATTTGCAAATCCGTTTAACTGTAGTATTCCGCGTTCTTCCTGCTGTTTGAATCCTGCATAAATAAGATTAGCAGACTTTTCCGCGTTTACAGGCTGTTTAGGATAGGCTTTCTTTGAAATATCCATAGCTGCAATCCAGGCAGGGTCATTATGGTCATACTTAGCATTGCCCGCTTCTTGTACAAACTCAATAGCCTGTTCCCACTGCTTCTGCGCATAGGTCAGCATTTCCCCGCGAGCATTCTCCGTCATACCGTCAACGTCCTTGACTTCTTTCAGCATTTCCTGCCGCAAGTTGCTGTCCTTCATTTCCGTTACAAAGTCGGTAACAGATACCTTCACTGTGTCGTCAAGCTCTACCGCCTTATTGAGCATTTCTGCATCAACACCCAACTTCTGCGCTACTTCTGCTGCAAGGTTCGGATTTTCCGGGTCAGCCTCTTGGCAAAGACGGACTAAGCCCCTGGCGTTAATCTCTACATCCTGCGCCGAAGCATTTTCACCAAAGATGGTATTGACCGCCTCGCGTGTAGCCTGCGGAGAACGCTGCGCCGTTTTGGTTTCGTTCACCGCGTCCATCGTTTTGTTGAGGCCGTCAGCAACAGGCATAGGCGGGTTATTGTTCTTCTTACCCATTGCATTGCTGGCCATTTTGCCCGCCACGCTGAAACCTACGCCAGTAGCAAGGGCCATAGGAGCAAACTGTTTCATGCCGTTGACGATATTTTCTATGAGTGTACCATCTTCGCGGTTACTGTAGTCAAGCCCGCTAAGAGCCTCCGAATAGCGGTTAGCACCATAGGTGAGTGCAGACGTACCACCACCAAAGATAACGTCCTGTATAGCCGCTTCTTTGAGTCCTACGCCAAGAGTAGACAGGTAGCCTTTCCATGCTGCTTCACGAGCTGCCGGATTATTCAGCACAGACGGCGAAGTTGTACGCAGGAACTTATCATACACCTGCCCCATAGGTAATTTGCTAGTGAGTCTCCCCACACCAACTGTACCTAACACAGTCATTCCAAGTCCAGCGCCCCAAGCACCCTGCCGCAAAGAGTGCGCGTCCATGTACTGTCCGTTAGCGTCCGCCCGCATCATGTTTTCTGCGTACTGTGTGCCCGCCATACGATAGCCCATAGACGCGCCCATACCAATACGGAAACCTATACCAAAACCTGACATAGCACCAGGGATAGCCCCAATGCCGCCAGCCATAGCGCCAGCACCGGCGCCAACAGCGCCAGTCTGTAAGCCCATAGCAATAGCCATAGGCAAATCCTCTTTCATAGCAAGCAGGCCGCCCAGCACATTGCCAATGCTCCATGTATCAATATTCCCTGCCAAGTCCTTGCGCTTAGTCAGTAGGTCATTGAGTTCTACGCGCTGGTCAGCCGACAGCTCGTTATAACTCATGTTGGCAGCGTCATATTTACGGCCAAGTTCCGCAATCTTTTCCTCGACATCCATCATTTCAAGGTGAGTCTTGACCTGATTAGCCGTATCTTCCAACCTGCCCAGAGGCTTTACATCGTCATAGGAGATAGCCATATTCTTCTGCTGCTCAAGGTACTTTACTGTAGCCGGATGGTCAGCGGCAAACTGCTCCCAATCGTCCGGGGACTCCTGTTTCTTTTTTGCCAAAGCAAGAGCAGATTTCATGACACTATCATCAGTAAGCCCGCCCTGCAACAAGGTATTCCCCTGTACTTCATCTAAGCCAAGAATATTAGAAGCCTCACGGAGACGTGCCGCCCTGTCTGAATCAGTTTCTAAAATAGCATTAGCATCTTGAAGCCTTTTAACCTCTCCCGCATCAACGCCACGCCCGTTCCCCTGCACCGCGTTTTGGATTGCGCCCGCCTGGTCATAGGTGGTAGGTTCACCAGAAAAAATACTTCCTGCTGTTTCAGCCACCTTTTCAAATATGCTCTTATTATCTTCGGCCTTCTTTGCCTCTAACTTTGCTAATACTTCTTCACGAGTATATGTTTTACCAGTTTTATTACTGTAAAACGAACCATCAGGAGCCGCTATAATAGCCATAATTGACCCTCCTTATTCATCTTCTAAGCCAACAACTTCCTGCTCTCCTCTGTCATTAGCTCTTGTTTCCACACCATTTTGACTTCTATCACCTGTCCAGTAATCGGCTGGCACATAACTATCCTTCCCGATACCTAAAAAACCCGGATTAACAATAATCTCAGCCGAAGCTCTGTCGGTATATTTAACCACTTCGGCCGGAGTAAGCTCTGAACCTTTTTTTAGTTCCTCTTGCATCAACTGATTCATAACGTTAGAAATTTGCCTACCCGTCAATTTGTTTTCGCTAACCTGGTTCATAAATACTTTTTTTGTAGCTGGATTCTTGAACCACAAAGCACCGTCGTTCTTAGCAGCATTAGCATCCATACTAGCTCTTTGCGCTACTTGAGTCTTTGAGGAAACACCAAGCTCTCCCATTTTATTCTTACGGTCTTCATTAGAGGCATTAGGATTTTGTAAGTACCACGTCCAATATCTATCCTCAGCATCTTCTTTGCCCCAATGTTCTTCCGCACGCGCCATAGCCTTTCTGGAATGTTCTCTTGATTCCACCCTATAGTCATAATTGACCTGGTCTTCTTGCGGGTCATTTTTCATTGCATAGCCGTAAATACCCATGCCGTCACTTTCTGACAATCCCCATTTTTTCCGTATTGCCTCTGCCTTTGCCTTTTTCTCCATAGGTGTTCCGCTAGAGTTTTGTGCTATTTCGTTTTCTGCGGCACTATACCTCTGCTTATAATCAGCCATTGCAGATTGCCCAGCTTGACGTGCGGCATTTATGTATGCTTCTTCCAACAACGGATTGTAATTGCTTACTTCTTCCTCTACCCAATGACCGGCGCCACCACTTTTATCATCTTCCATAACAAGGTGGACATGATAGCCCGAACCTTTGTTGTGGTAAAAATCATCTCCGCCCTTGTTGAATCCTCGTCGTTGTGCCTCTGCTATAAATTCATTTCTTTCCTCAGCAGTAAGCATTTCAACATTTACATCAAGAGCCTCGCCGTACAAATGATGAGAGTTTTTCGCCCCATTATTAGCCCGGTTATTTTCCTCACTTCTCCAACCGCCGCTAATTTCAACTTTCTTACCAAACTTCTGAACCGCCCAATCATAAAGACTTCTAAATTGTGTTTTGAGCGTGTTGTTGGTTTTAGCCAGCCCTGTGTCCTCAAAATTCTGCATAGGAATGTCGGACAAATCGACCGGCGCAGATACTTTCTCATAGCCAGCCAGCGCATCCATGCACTTATCTACATAGTTCTGTGTCTCTTTATACGGCGGGACACCACCATAATCATCAACCGCACCGGGGCCAGCATTATACGCCGCAAATACTTTTCTCTTTTGTTCATCTGTTTCAAAGCCATACTTTGCAATGAGCTGGGATAGATACTTTGCGCCGCCCTCTAGGTTCTGTTTTCTATCAGTAGGATTAACCCCAAGGCTTTCTGCCGTATCAGGCATTAACTGCATTATGCCTAAAGCCCCTACCGGGGAAGTTGTTATAGTTCCATCACCACGAGTATGGGCGCCGTTGGATTCTACACTTGCTACTGCTGCCACAATTCGCGGGTCAACTTTATATTTTCCCGCAGCCGCATCTATTTCAGAATTTAGTGTTTGGTCGCCAAAATAGGAACCTTTGCCGCCTACCCAACGCTGGATTTTTTTACGTGCACCTTCACCAATTACACCATCTTCTCGCGCATACTTTATCATCAAATCAGCATTTGGAACACCATTTACCAAACAACGCGGGTCATTTTTATATTTTTCTACCAGCGTTTGCGCATCCATTTTGACCGTTGTTTTACCTGCCATTGCTGCCAGTTTCGTTTCGGTTTCTGCCGATACCTTACCGTGCGCTTCATCCCACAAATCCATTATTCCCTGCGTCTGGCCCAAACCAGACAATTTTTCAGCCGCCAGTAATACGCCCTTGCTATAGTTTGCCTGTATCTCCTCGTCTGCCGCCTCCGGCGAAAGCCCTAGCGTATTTATGAGATATTCCCTGTTCATCTGCAAGCCTTGGTTATATCTCACTAGATTTTCCCTCGTAGGGTTAATCAAGAACTCATCCATCTGGTCTTTGGTATTCGTCTTATAGTCAACATTGCGCGCATTAAAGATTTCATCGCCCTCATGCTTTGCGATACCTGTTCGATAGCCGGGAATCCACTGACCAACACGCTCCTGAAATTTCAGCTGCATATTCGGCACATTTACGTCCGTCATAAACTGCTGCGTCAGCTTTTCGACAGCTTCATCAAAGGCCACCGTCACGCCCTGTGCTTTGTGTCCTTTGGTATTATAAAGGCCAGTCTGCGGGTTATACAGCAAGTCATTGAGCGCCTTACGCATATCGTTTTCCCGGCGCATAACGTAGTTATCGTCAGCTTTCTCCTGCTGCTTCAAGGCATAATCTACAAGGTTAGTCCCCCACTTACCAATAGTGTCGCCCATGCCAGCCATTTCCTTTGCTACCTGCGTACCAAAAGAAGCAGGGCTGCCCTGCGGCACCTGCGGATTTATAGTGGCATTATACTGTGCATTTTCGTTATACATCGGCACTCCGCCGCGATTGTTTGGCATAGTTTATCACCCCCACAAAGAACCGCTGCCACGCCAGCCAGCACCGCCAACTAACGAGAATCTAGCAGGGTTCCAGTCTATACTATTTACGCCAGTGTAGAAATTTGTATTTGCCCGTGGCACAAATCCGCCTCCTGCCATTCCATAGCCGCCAAATCCTGCACCGGACGCGCTATCTGTTCCACCACGTTTACCGCCGTATCCCATGCCGCCCGTCTGACTCCACTTGCTCCACGAATCCGCAAACTGGCCGATACTGGACAAGATACCATTGCGATAAGCAATTCTACCTGCCGCCCGTTCCTGTGCCGCCTGTGACAAATACTGCGCCTGCTGCAAGGCCGCATTTGTGCGAATGTTCTTTGCCTGTATATCCGAATTGTACAGGATAGCCATTGCGTCACGTTCAGACCGGGTAATACTATCATCAAGGATATTCTGATACGTTGCCGACTGACTAAGGCCGTGAGAAGCCATTGTAGCCTTCTGTGTCTTAGTCAGCGATATACCTTTATTGCGCACCTGTGAAGCGTTCATGCCGCCCACTTTTTGCACTGACTCAATGGCCTGTTGTGCCTGTGCCTGGTTAATCTCGTTCATTGTCGTGAGATAATCAGCGTTGGCATCATGATAAGCCTGTTGCGCTTCCCCCGACTTTATCCCGGCGTATAACTGTGCAGCCGAGCCAATACCAAACGCTATTCCATTTGCCGTACACATCAGCCCTCACTCCTCTCTATGTAAAATCTTGCAAAGGGTTTCCCCATTATCATAGCCGTCTCCTCTTGAAACTGTGCTCCTAGCCATTTGAGCCAGCGCACAGACTCTTTATTTTCAAGGCACACCACGTTAGTCAGGTATTCGTATTCCGTCAGCATAGACTCAATAACCTTCTTGCTTTCCACCATGAACGCCCGCTTATGGTGTTTTACTTCGTCCGTGCCTAACTGCCAAATAACCGCACCGCCGCATGTATCGGGAACCTCGCCCCATACGCACAAGGGAACGCCGTTATAGCTACCGGTTTTCATGTTCGTACTCATTTCAAAGCCCTGCTGTATTGCCTCCAAAGGTGTAGCAAAGCCAGCCGCCCGACATTCAAAGGCGTCCATTTCCCGCATGTGCTCCGCCACATATTCTCCATCGGCGGAACAATACGTTGTTATGCTATATTTATCCGTCACTTACTTTCACTCCCATCATTATTGCCAGCAAGGTAAAGGGCATAGGCACATCCTGTACTATCATCATATTGCCGCCCTCTTCTTTGGTGAAATTGCCTACCAAGTGCACATCCCCGGTGTACAGCTCCATAGCATTGCCTAAGAAGTCCAGCCGTGTTCTGCGCTGCCATTCGTCCAAGTGTTCCTCGTCCGAGCCAACCTTGCCGCCGCGAGTATGCAAGAGCCGCAGAATAACCTCTGCAATCTGTAGCTTATGTCCCTGCATAACACCCTGTCGTACAAAGCCCTGTGTCTCGATATTAACCGTTTCTAACTTAGACTCATAGCCAAGGCCGACAAGGATTTTATTGCCTGCTCTTTCCAGCGTTAACGTGCCGTCACTAGCCACTTCTTTATCCGGCATAAGGTTGCCGTCCAGTATTACCCGCACCGTATTTCCTGCCAAATGCGGGATTGTCAGCGTGTCTGTGGCGGTTTCATCATCATAGGCATATGCAGCATCAAGATATGTCTGGTCTGCCGGGTCCTCTGTCGGAAGCCTCAAAGTCATTCGCTCAATGCTCCGATTATCCGCGCCATTGACTGTTCGTTTTACCGCACACCACACACGCGCGTTATTGCCATACGGGATAACACACACAGACTCAAACTTACCCTGCGTTGTATGTTTTGCCCAAGCCACCATCTTTTGCTCTCTCATGTAGGTACAGGAAAGCAATACGCCATCATCCCGGATAAACCACACGATTGAATCAGGTTCCTGTTGGTAGGCCATTTCTACAGGTACGTGCCTATTGACCAAATGGGAAGCAAAGAGGGATATTTCATCACCGCTGTATGCGTCCTGTACATAGTCATAGCCAATATCACGAACAGCGCCGCCCACTTCCTGCACATAAATAACCTGCGCACCGACTGTCAGCGGTTCAATTTCCTTTGCACCAAAATAGGACTCCGCTCTTTGTGTAACACTCGAAGGCGTAAGAGCCGAATCTGCGTAAGAAATCGTATTAACGCCGTCCTCCGAAAAAGCCATAAGCGACTGGCGTAAGCTAATCAAAGAATGAATGATGGACATTTTACGCGAGGTCAAAACAATCTGAATCGAATCATCATCCTCCGAGGTCGGGGAAGATGTGCCGAAGTTGTTATAATCGCCCGCTTTACTCATCCACACTCCGCGAGGACTACCCTTTGTTCCGGCAAAGGTTAATCTATCCTCATAGAACGATACCGCCGCAGGATAGCCCTGCACCTTGCTCCACGCAGCTTCCCACCACATATCCGTGGCGCTGGTATCACCTAACGGCTTTTCTGTGTCTACGTCCGCCGTAACGGTCCTTGCGTCAGTATATGCCTTGATAGTGACAAAACCGGTATTAACAAACGGGTCAACAGACAGGTTAGCTTCAATCGTGCCAGACGACAAAGCTTTTACATTGATACGCAGCAGGCATTGTTCCGGTTCTTCCGCGTACACATTCCAGTTTGACTCGTTCGCCTTATGCTCGTAAGAACGTAGCTGCATCCACGTTGCACCGCCGTTATAAGAACGCTCAACGCAAGCAGTTCCCACCCAGTCAGCGCCATGTGTCACGAATCGCCATGTATCGCCCGCGCCACAAGTAAGCGTTGAACTTGTACCTACAGCGCTGGTATTAATGGCAACAGTACCGCCCGGCATATTCTGGTCAATACGCCATAAAGAGCCCACATGGTCCGCAGAAAACAAGTCAAAGTTAGCGGTAAGGGTTATCTCGCCGGAAGTCCCCGAAGGCGTCACCGTCTTTGTTTCGTCAAGGTTCTGTGAACTAAACGGGCCTCTCTTATAGGCAAAGTCCGCAATGCTCCATGAAGTCAGCGAGTCGCGGGAAAGCACCATAGGCTTTACATTCTCACAGGCAATAAACACCTTATCGGCACTTTGCGCAAACCGCAATTTCCGCAGATGGTTAACCGTATAAGGCGTAACCACTTCGAGCGGTTCATCGTTGCTATCAAGCACCCGCGTTCCGTCGCTATTCCAGAAACGGATATACTGGTCTCCAAACTCCAATACATATGACTGGTCGGAACTGTAGACGAACGGCACGAGCCTGCAACGCTTGTCGCTATACTTAGCATTGTCTAAAAATAAAAACCCTGTGCGGTTAGACACAGAGCCAAATTTGTGAATATAGAAGTTTTCACATTGTTTTAACCCGGAGGCGTACCGTTCCGAGTCGATACGCCCCATAACTTTCGGGTCAAATTCGCCGCCTGAAAATGACGGCTGCATATAATACGCTGTTCCCATAACGCTACCTCACATTGATATTTCAATCCACGTTCCGCAAAGGGAACGACATTATCGCACATTGATAAAGAAACCAAACTTCTCATGATTGTTTTTATCTTCCCGCTGGTTCATGGTCATAGCATTGGAAAGTGCTGCCGAATATCCCCGGTAACAATTTTGGTAGTCCTGTGCGTCTGTGCTAAGCCGTGGGCAGGCATCAAGAGCCAACCGCCACGCAAGGCAATCCACAAAGCTTGAATCCCACCGTGTCGTATCTGTAACCACCGCCGTATATCTTCCATACGCCCCTTCCACGTTTGTAGCGATAACAGGCGTATTTGTGTCCGGCGATAACAAAAGCTCGAACTTATGTTCAAACTCATGATTACGGACACTAACAGGTGACTCCACTTTCCAGAACATAGCGCAATCCCTGGGGTATGTATATAAGAACTGCCAGCCTATAACTGTTTCATCAGCTAGCAAGGCCAGCGGTTTTATTTTCTTAGCAAATCCCCATTCGGACGCACGCAGCACGTTTTGTACTGCGTTGTTCCAAATGGAGTTCATTTCAGTAGCCGCCACATCAGGGTCGGTCTCCACATTATTTACAGGGCGCACGCCGATATGACGGAGCGCAAGATTACAAATATCTGTTTTTCCTAACGTATTCGGCATGGTGCGCCCCTCCCTTAATTTTCCTTCTTAGTCCGGCGAGCCTTAACCGCTTTTTCTACGGTTTCAGCCGCCTTTACTTCTGCTTCTTTTTTGGCCGCTTCTTCTCTGGTAGCCCTAGCAAGCGACTGGCCGTAAGGTTCAAAGTGCTCATTCGGCTTTACGTCCGCATCGAGCACTTCACCTTTACGCCAGTATGTGCCAAGATAACCAAAGTTGTCGCGGATAGCAACAAACTTAGGCATCGATAGTCACATCCTTAGTCATGTTCAGCGAAACCTTGCCAGCCGTTGCGCTGCTGCCCGTTACCGTGTAATATGCACGAACATAACGGTGCGTATCAAACGGCAGGCGAGCCTTGAATACTTCCGCACCTGCTTTGAGGTCAGCAACCGGAATAGCGCCGGAGGACAGCAGGGTAATAGGGGAGGTAAAAGCGGAATCATCAGCCGTCTGAATGTCAATCGTCAGGGAGGTAAGCGTAGCGAAATTCTGCGTAACCGTAGCCACAACAAAAGCCGGTTCATACGCATCGCCTCCGGTTTTCTGGTCAATGTAATTGGTAGAGGCCGCCGAAGCGGTAACGGCCTGCTCATTAGAGAGCTGCAATGCTTTATCAAGAATCATGATATGTCAACTCCTCTCTTAGACTACCTGGGATTCAGTGTTCAGGATAGCATCAGTCCGGCGGATAGGAATACCGTCAAACATCGTCACATGCTTGCCTGCCACCGTTTCCTGGGTAAGCTGGTAAATGGTCTTGTTCATAATCTGACGACGCAGGAAGCTGCGAACCGTCTTATTGCAGATAAAGGACAGGTGCGTACCGCCCTCTGCATTATCCGGCAGAAGTTCTTCGGCCTGTACCATCAAATCAATGAGGTCAGCTGCACCACTGCCAGACAGGTCAGATACATCGATATTAGCGATACGAACAACATAGCGCCAATCGCGAACACACAGGCCGCAATTCCACTTGTAGTGCGTACGATAGCCCTGATACTTGCCGCCGTTAGCGTCAAACAGGGTAATGCCTTCCGGATGGCCTGCGCTCAAGTCAGTGTGAGTAACGCCACTCTTGAGGCCTTTCGGATAGATACCGAACACAGTGTTCGGGCCCCAACCTACGAGCCAAATGGACGTATTGTCACTGCCCGTGCCACCTGCATCGATAACGTTAGCAGCCGTCTGCGCGTTAGCCAGCGTAGCCGTACTAAAACGCGGTGCAAAGCCTACGAACTGCTCCGGCTTGCTCTTATCGCCATAGATAAGCGTGCGAGCAAATTCCTGGTTCATTGCTTCAAGGAAAGCGCGGTCCTCGCTCAAACGGAACTCGGCCGTATTGCCGTTAAGGTCAGCCAAATCCTTATCGATTTCTGCATATGCTTCCAGCATACCGCAGGTATCGGTAATCTGCGTGGTCGTGCTCTTGGAGTCCTTGACACCATAGTTAAGCATACGCCATGCTACATCCGGCAAACCGGTGCGGATAGTGGTTTTATGCCCCGTGGGAAGGTTGCCCTCCTGCCAGTGCATATCCTCAAGGATTTCGTTGGTTTGGGTCATCATTTCGACAATCTTGTCGATTTTGCCGTTCGGGTCTTCCCGGCGGGCAATGTCCTGAAGTGTTACATAAACGTCAGACATGATTCATTCCTCCTCTTAGTTAAGTTCTGGGTAGATAACATTCGCGGCGGATTTTGCCTGACCGCTTCTGCCCTTGCCTGTCTCAAATTTATCTTCTTTAATCGATTTCCCCACCTTCATGAAGAACTCGACAAAAGACTTATGATTATCAAACCCGCAGGCGCTAAGCATTTCCTGTACATCCTTCGGTGCCGACTTAAAGCCGCGCCGTGCGTCTGCAAGGTCCTCCTGCTTGTATGCTTTGAGTGTTTCAGCTGCCCAATCATCAGACTGCTTTTTCACCTGTGCATCAAGCTTTGCCATCTGTGCCTGCTGGAATTTCACCTGGTAGTCAACAAGTTTCTGTGCGTTCCCCTGCGTCAGATTTAATTCCTTCGCAAGAGCGCCAAATTCTTCTGCTGCGGACTGGTCAAGAGTGACACCTTCGGGAACTTTGAACGTCTCGTATTTGTCCGGCGCTCCTTCCGGTTTATTCTCACCCTTATCCTCGTCAGAATCGCCGCTAGTGGCCTTGTCACCTTCGGGCTTATCATCAGTACCCTTATCACTTTCGGGAGTGTCAGAGCCGCCCTCAGACTGTTCACCCGATAACAGGCCACCTTCGGGCTTATCATCAGTATTGCTATCATCCTGTGACAGCAGGCCACCTTCGCCGCCCGCCTCACCACTTTCAGCAAACAACTGCAAATCTAAAATAAAATTCTCCATCACTGCTCCTCCTCTAACTGTTTCTTAACCTTGTCAAGAGCCGCCTTGCGCTCCTCACAGGCTTTTACATATTCCTTGCGCATTAACTCATAGGCGTTAGGTTCGGCCTCGTATATGTCCTGCATAAGACGCATACCAATATCTCGCTGCCCCTCACGAAACGCCATCACAAGGCTGTCTCTATCCATGCTTCTATCCATCACCCGGCAGAATGATAGCAAGCGCCACAAGTAGCGCCGCCCGCCATCTGTGCAAAGAATCTTGCTCAAATCCTCCATGAGTGAGTCATGTTCCTGCTTGTCCTGCTGCTGGGATAAAATCAACTCTTTTTCTTCTGGGCTATATTCCTGCTCCAAGGTCACTACCTCCTAAACCAGTAAGCGCCGTCAATGCGTTGTTGCCGTCAAGTTTGGCATCAGAGAGAACCTTTGCCCCCTGCACCATGTTCCCCATATCCTGCGCCATTTGCTGCTGCTGTTGTGCCTGCTGGCGCTGCTGGCGAATCCCTGCTACATCTTCTTCGCTTCTCATGCAAGCCTCTGGCATACCATTTGCCTGCATGTACTCGCGGGCCGTCTTATCAATGTCAACCACGTCAACAACTTCGGGGAAGAGTGCTGCAACGTTGCCGATAAAGCCAAGGCTTTGCTGGATTGTCGTGGAAGCAACCATCTGCTGCGCCTGTGCCAAGATTGAGATAAAGTCAACCTTTAGCGCCTGCTGTGCAATGTCTGGCGGCGGTTCCGGGATAAGCCCGCCCCGCATCATAATGTTAAACGTCCGATTGATAAGTGGGGCATGTAATTCCTGGTTCATAGACTCAAGAACCGGCCCCAAGTTCATCATTTTTTCCTCGTGACGTTCCACTACTTCACGCGCTGTAATCGGCTGTACGTTGTTAGAATCAAGAATCATGCGGAACAAATCAACAAAGAGCGCCTCGTTAATTCGCGTCTCCGTCCGCTGAATGTACTGGCTAAGCTGGTCAAGCGGAAGATTTACCTGATACGTCGCACGCGCTCCGGCATCGCTTCCTTGTACCATCGGGTCAAATGGATTGATACCGCCCGGCATGGTATTTACAGACGGTGCAGAAGCGGAAATATTTACAGGCGGGTCAACCATCTTTGCAAGGCCCATCAAGCCGCGCCGCTCCATTTCCTGCAATGTCTTTTGGTCGCCCATTGCAAGCATAGACGGTGAAGTGCCGTAAACGTCAGAAGTCTTTGTAATCTCCCAACGTGGGGCAATAATCGGGAATTCGTCATAGCCTCCAAGCCGGAGAACTTTGTTTTTATCCCTGCCCTCTATCCAGTACACAGACCGGAAAGCCTTGTTTCTAAAATCCTTCTGCCCTTCTATCCTATCGTCGTTAGGTTCTATCAGGTGATTGACTACGAACGAACGGGATAGTTTATCTTCTTTCCAGGCGCGCTGTACATCCTGCGGGCAATCATCATAACCAAACGCAGAAACCAGCTGCGCCGTGGTCATGTCCAACCGCCGCCCGAATGTATTAACTACGCCGTCCTCGTCAACGTCCAAGTAATACTGCCCACACGTTAACGCCTTAGCATTGATAACGCTGTCGAAATTCTCATCAATCGGGGCCGCCGCCGTACCAAACAGAAGCAACTCGTTATACATCATAGGCAGAACCTTGTATATATTGCTCCGATTGAATACGGTGTAAATTCTCTGCTCCACATCATCCAGCCATAACCGAACAGGAGAGAAGCGGGAAAGCTCCGGGTCATTGACTGTCAGCCTAAACCATGGACGGCTAGGAGAGGTCAAACCACTGTGAAGCCCTGCCGCCGAAGTTCTAAGCGCTCGTAAGAACTGGTTGTTTAATATGCGCTTGTGGTCAATCCTGCGCGCGTCCTTTGGGTCACTGCCTACGAAATGCCCTCGCAAGGGATTCCCCCAGCGTGAAAGGTCCTTCCACAGCGGCAGCCAATAGTCAGCGTCCTGCACAAGTTGCTTCATTCGCGCATCTATCTTTTTTCGCTGTTCAAACTCTGGCATAGTATCACGCCCCTAGTTGTTTCTTAGTACCGGAACCAAGGCCGCTATTTGTCTGCTGATTAAACTGCGTATCATACGCTAAGCCCGTCCCGGTTACAGTGCTACCCATGCCAGCTTGAGCCGCCGCCCGCCGTCTGTTTGACTGAATAGCCGCCGTTACATCTGTAGACGACTGACTAACTGCCGCAGGCCTTGCCGCCTCTTCTCTTGCCATCTGCATTTGTCTTTCCGTCTGTTTGCGAGCCTCCGCCGCATCATCACTTGCTGCTTGTGCCGCGTAAACTGTAGCGCCTGCACTAAACAAAGCGCCAATAATTGGAGCTGCTGCTGCACACATATTCTCACCTCTTTACATGCCTAAACTTGATTTAGTGCCAACGCCCAAGCCGGACGCACCGCCCGCGCCGGTCATTGTGCTATCTACGCCATAGTTACGGCGAACCCTTTGCTGATTCATCATCACAGCCGCTTGTGTCACGTTCTGCGCGCCTGCATTTTGAGCGCTAGCCGCCTGCGTGTTCTGCGCCGATATTCGCGCATTTTGTGCTGCTATCTCCGCTGCACTCGGGCCACTAGGCCCACCAGATGAACACATATTTATTCCCCCTCTGCATATCCGAACATGTTATAAGGCGTGTTATTTGCCCATTGCTTTTGTCTCCGCTCCTGCTTGATTACAGGCCGCATAAATGTTATTGCTAGAGCGTCCGCAATGTTTGGAGACGGCAGGCCTCGCTTTTTCATTGCGTCCTTGCTTTCCAGCTGTATTTTCCCATCGTCCCGCGGTTTAGTCTCCGGCGCTATTAAATCATCGCATAGCTGTTGATTGTCGGGAATTGCCCCGCCATCTTTGAGCCACTCTTTCATTCTGCCCCAGCCATATGCGCGTAGATTGAAGTAACCAACGTCCGGCGCTTTTTCTCCGAAGCCTACAAGCTGCCACTGCCTGCCCATGGTTTTGCCAGCTGAATAAACGCCTGTACCATAGCCCATATCTATCAGAACCGCGTCTGCTTTGTGCTCGTCCTCAAACTCTGCAATCCTGCTCGCAAGCTGAAAGTCATTGTCGTTCTTGCGGTACGTTGCCAGGATAGAGCAAGCCAGCCCTTGACGCTTAACAATGGCTATTTCGTCCCCGCCCGTCCAAGCAGGGTCGACACCGATAATAACCGGCGCGAATGAATACTGATGACTCTGCAAATGCCTGCCTCTGGCGGCGTCCACCATGTAACGGGGAATAAACTGCATTTCAGAAGCGGAAGGGAACTGCCCAAGAATACGGACCTTTACAACGTCAGACTCTAGGCCATTGAGCACTATTTCTTTGTTTAGTTCCTCTTTGTCTGTGAAAGATACGGAACGCGAGTCAATCTGCCGGGTGTACCAGTATTTTCTTTCCCGGTGAAAACAATCAAAGAACCGGCCTGTGTTTCTCGTCGGATTTCCAAACACACACCATAACTTCTCTGTGTTCGCGTCGGTCATTGCGCCCTGTGCTACTTCCCAAATGATAGGCGGTATAGCGGAAGCCTCGTCAAAGATAAACAATATCCGCCCGCCCTGATTGTGTAGACCTGCGAACGCCTCCGGATTGTTCTCGCTCCAAGGTATAGCGTCAATGCGCCATGTCTTTTCGTATTCTTTTTCTGCGCTGAATATAGCCGTGGCCGTACAGATGAACAACTCTTTGCCAATGAAACGGTTATACCACTTCTGTATTTCCGGCATTGTTTTAGATTTTAACTGCCCGTCTGTGTTGGCTGTGATAACTCCGCGCGTGTTCGGCTTTGTGGCTATTGCCCACCAAGCCAGCCAAGAAACAATAGCACTTTTTCCGATGCCGTGGCCGGATGCAATAGCCGTACGAATAACCTCATCAGCAGACTTGAGGCCGTCGCGAATATCTGACAGTAAATCTATTTGCCATTGTTCTATTTTTCGCCCTGCTAAATCACCTTCGCCCCAGGGGAAGCACGCCCGGACAAATCCTAGAGGGTCATGCGCGTATTTTGCAAGATATTCAGCAAGCTTGAGTTTTTCAGTCTGATTCATTCTCAAGCCGCTCCCTTCTCTCGTCAGCCTTGCGCATAACGTCAACTATGGAAATATCGCCGGAAACTTCTACATCCTGCTTATCTCGCCAATTATCACGACGCCGATTTTTCAGCCAGAATATCTGTGCAGTTGTATTGCCTTCCATAGCTGCTTTATACAGCGCGTTTTCCACTTGCGTGTCTGCATAATCTTTATTGGCCTTTAAGAGCTCCGCAAACTCCGTATTTTCAGCCTTCCACTTATACAGAGTTGTTTCGCTTATTCCTATACACTCCGCTAGCTGGTCATTAGTGAGACCATTACGCGCCCAACCTTTTAGCAGCGTCAGTTTGTATTCATCCTCTAACCAATCAGATATTTTTTGTCTTGTTGCCATGTTCTCACACCTCCCAACATAGCTATATTCTTACAATGTCCACAATCTAAAGTACAATCCTTTAACCGAATAAAGTAAAACCCCGTATTTTTTCGCATATTTCCTTGATGTGTCCACTACATGCAATACAAAATGAACCTGTAAGCAATCCTTACAAGTCCATAATCAACTATTTCCATATAGTTGCCAGTTCATTCCCCTATATTTTGGCAACACAAAAGGCACTAACCTTTTTCAGCTAGTGCCTAATGTGCGCTTTGTTAGATGATATAGAAGGTCAATAATTGAAACCTGGCAGCGGGGGCAACGTGGATAACCGCCTAGCCCGTGGCGGTATTGCCTTTTACTACTGTTCTTATTATAGCATATATTTACCCCTATTTTTATGCCATATTTTTGCAAATTTATTTTTGATGCCGCTGGATATATTCGTCTACTGCCGTAACAAATAAAGCCGTCAATGAAAGCCCATAAGCGTCAGCAACAGCCTTATATTGAGCCTTTGCGCCTTTGACTATTTTCAATTCTACTCTATCATATGCAGCTTTATTATAGTCAGCGATGTATTCCAGCTTTTTCTGCATACCTTCTTTGCTTCTCTGCTCTGCCATTGTTCCCACCTCCTCATATCTATATTATAGCATATTACGCCATATACAGCAACGCCGCAAAACTTTTCAAAAAAATTTCAAAAAAGGGCTTGACAACCTGTATATGCCGTAGTATACTAAAGCCAAGATAAGAAACCGGCACGGAACCCACACTAGCAGACCAGCCGACCAGCTTATCTATAAAAAATCTGTATATTCCGTAATATACAGTTAAAAAGGAGGAAATCAAAATGACTACTGAAATGATGGACAAACTCATGTGGCACATCGAATTATATGCCCGGCACTATGTAAACGCCAAGACCGAGCACGTTATGGAACTTAATCACAATACGGCAATGGGATATATAGACGCCGTGAGAGATATTTACGGCAAAGAAACCGCAAAAATCTTAGAAAAACGCTTTTGGGAAATATCTTTAAACTAAGCCGAAACGCCCTCCGGGGCGTCGTGGAAAGGATAGCAACCTACCACCCGATGATGGCAAGCTACAAAATTAAGGAGGGTTTAAAAATGACTACTCAGAAAACTACTCGCCGTGATGTTAAGGCCGAATTAGTACAGCTGGTACTTGACCACATGGAAAAGACCAACCGCGCCCCCTGGGATAAAGGCTTATGTTTTGAATTTGCCCCCATCAACGCCACCACTAAAAAAGAATATCGCGGCATCAACCGTATTTTGTTGAACATGTTAGGGCTGGGAACCATGGAATTTGCCACTTTTAAGCAGGTACAAGCTGCCAAGGGCAAAGTTAAGAAGGGCGCTAAGGGCCTGCCCGTAGTCTACTGGGATTTTACCCTTTGGAATTTCAAAGAACAGCGCAAGCCTCTGCCGGACGATAACGAAAAGGACCTCAAAAAGGTTCCATTCCTCAAAAAATACACCGTTTTCAATATCAGCGATTGTGAAGGCATCGAATCCGCCCGCAAAGACATCCCGACGGGCAAAGATAACAAACGCATCGACGAAGCGCAGGAAGCTATTGACAGGTTTATAGCCGCTACCGGTATTACGTTACACGAAAAAGAGACCGGAACCGCCTGCTATAGCCCTTCTAAACACGCTGTATATATTGCTAAGCTGTCGAGCTATAAATCTTCTGAACACTATTACAGCACCCTTTTCCATGAACTCATCCACAGCACCAACAAGGAAATCAAACGCACGTTAGGCGGCAAGTTTGGAAGCCACGCATACAGCGAGGAAGAAATCGTAGCAGAATTTGGGGCAATGCTCCTCTGCTCCTACTTCGGGATTGAAAAGCAGACTGAAAATAGCGCCGAATACCTCACCTCCTGGGGCAAAGTATTAAAAGCTAATCCGAATTGGTTGATTAAAGGCGCCAACGAAGCAGAAAAGGCCGTTGATTACTTCTTGAAGAAAGTCGCCGAATACAAGAGCGAGAGCACCGCAGCTTGACACCTTGAGAGCCTAGCAGGGAGGCCACCACCTCACCTGCTAAGCTCCACAAGTTGCCAAGACGCAGCGAACCATTTACAAAATTAAGGAGGGTTTACCATGAGGCTTTATGTTAAATCAGAATACGCCGCCACCCTTGCACTTTTCCGCGCCTGCGGCACCGGCAAAGAGCATGAGGCAGAGACCAAAATGGAACTTGTAACCGCCTATAACGCCGCTGTTTCCACTCACCTATACACTATCATTAAGGAGGGCGCGACCGCGTACCAGAAGCACACCAGCGGCCGCAGATTAGACATTTATCACATGAGCACCAGAACACCCGGACAAATTCAAGCATCCCACTTCTGTCTCATAAACGGCACCTGGGAAGCAATGAGCCACAGTAACATTACATCCCCCAAAAAAATGTATAACAATCTCGTAAAAGGCTGTTATGTGTCAATCCGGAAATAAAATTAAGGAGGGTTTACCTGTGAATAACTGAATAACTCTGTGGATAAAAAAAGAGTCGGAAGCAACAGAAACCGACTCTTTTTTTACTGTATAAAAACAGGTTCATAGGATACTTATATTATATCACAAAACACGAACCAAACCAAGCTGAACCGCATATAATTCTTGTATATGTTTTATCTCTTTCCATGCTCTGCTATGTGTTGATTGTTCTATGTTTATTCGCGTGTAAGTCTGTTTGCTCGACTCACGTTTAACATACTTTCCATCCAAGCACGCGCGGCCAATATCATTGACATTCTTATAAACCAGGTCAACAAGTTTTAGCCAGCGTTCCGGATATTCCAGTCTTTTAGCATCAAGCACCACATAACGAAGCGGGGAAAGATTATTTAATACTACTGCTGCCGTCGGGTCAGATATACCCGAACCGTTATAACTTTTATTTCCCTTGTCCGCCCTTGCCTCCTCCACAGCTTTTTTAATGCGAGTCGCATTGTAGAAAACAAAATCAATTTTTGTAAAATAACCGCCGTAATTCCCTTGCATTAATCCACCCCCAACCGGTCAGCCCAACGATTAATTTTTACGTATAGCGTAGCCACAACTTTGCTATAATCAATTCCTGCAAGTGCAGCATTAAGGAGGGTGTCTGCTATTTCTTCTTGTAAATTATCGTCGGCATCTTTGCAGGAAACCGGCGTATAATTCACGCCATTAAGCGCCCGCCGATATTTCAGTGCAGCTTGAGATAGTTCGGCCGACTCCTCCGCAAGGCCAGCAAGGACTTCCTCTTTGCCAATTTTCTTTTTTATCTTTTCCAGCCGGTCAGCATTTTTTTCTAATGCCTTAATAACATCATTCATCCTTTGCCCTCCGCAATTCAATAGCTCGCTGAATACACTGAACAGCCTTTTCTAAATCCTCTACCTCTGCCGCTTTATTCTTTTTACCAGCGCGACATATATACTTGACCGCGTTACCGAGTGGAAAATCCAATCCATACACATCAGCAATATCAAAAATATCACCCACAGAAGATTGATAATATCCGGGACGAATCGTGTTGCCGTTGTTAGTATTTTCATTGGCCTCTCCTTCTGCTGTGTATATATCCGTCACACATTCTAAATCCTTATGCTTCACTTTAATTGTGCTCCCAAAATCATCTACAAAATAGTACTTATCATCATCGTCTGTTATTCTTCGCACATCATTTTTAGCGAAAACTTCTTTTAGGATAAAGCCTCCATCGCTCACCATCCCCATCAAAGGTTTTATAAATATTACCATATCCCCGACTTTGTATTTCAGTTTGTCTGCTTCATCCGTCTGTTCATCTCCTGCCAACCCTTCAAACATTTCTTCCGTCCACACATATTCGCCGCCATCTTCTAAAATCAAGTATGCATCATGAGTGTCAACCAATCTGCTAATAGTAACCACTTTTCCTATGAACTGCTCCATTGCTTCAACAAAGCCCCAATTCCCCTTAACACTAATGTCTTTTCTGACTCGCACTTTATCCCCGACTTTGTATTTCATTGCTGAACCTCCCATACCTTATATAACTTGAAGAAATCCTCACTATTCATCGTCACTAACCACGGCTTACGATTCGTTTTGTGCGCGACAATCGGTATCTCGCCATCTTTAGCATCGCCTTCTGACTGTGCCATTGCCGCCCTAAGATTTAGTCGCTCGACAAACTTACACTCAATGTGAATACCTGGCAATCCAATCACATCAGCTATGACAGCACCATTGCTCTGACTACCACGCTGCGCATCATAGCCATGCTTACGACATTCATCACGCCATAATCTTTCGCCCCTAGCGCCTTTATCTCTTTGTGCTTTGCCCATCATTACACCCCAAATCTTTATTTGCCATTTTGTACTGCCTCAATTATTTGACGAATAAACTCCACTACGTTTCCCTGTACCATCTGAATATTGTCTGGCGTAATATACTGCATTGCCAACATAGCCAACAATGTATCCTTGCTCGGAATAAAAATAACAAAAACAGCAGACACGCAGCCAACAAGAAGACTAATGTGAGCTATTTTTTTTAACAACTCATCGCCTTCTAAGAATGAACCTATCCCAACCACCAGCGTAGTTATCAGCGAAATAATTAATGCTATCATCGCAACATCTCGCACAGCACCAGCAACGCACACCCAGTAAATAATCCACGGAGATATAACAGGTTCCATAATCATTCCTCCTCACTCCATCCGCTGACTGGTCGCCATAAATGCAAGATATTCTCTTTCCTGCCATAGCCATGTACATACTGACTTTCTTTTGGATGTATCTGATGTACTTCTTCCTCTGGATTCCAAAACACATCCTTAACAGCGCACATCTCCGTCCAGCTCGGTAGCTTTTTAGTTTCGCCGTTATACGACACGCTGACATGTTCCCATTTGCCGTTATCATCAACAGATGCCATAAAAGTCATAGTCTTTTTACTGTCTCGCAAATTCAAATAGCCTTCAATTCCAGACATATCGCCATCCATCGTCTTAACCCGGTTCAAAATCTGCACCTGTGTATCTTCTGCAATTTTGTCAAAACTTTTCATTCCATACCTCTCCGTTCAGCTTCGTCCTTTATCCGTGACAGCAAATCATCCCTGCCACGCTTTGATAATTCTGCAAGCAGCTTATTCTTGAAATCATCAGCACACCGCCTGTCTATATCGCCACCACAATCAAGAGATGGGTAATATATCCAGCAATCACGAATCATGCCGTCAAGCTCCCAATCTTCAAAATCATTCAGCCTTGACAATATCATTTGGCTTACAATAGACAATGCGTATGAGTGCCGTGGCAACGCATAGCGCAGCGCAAAGACATATACAGCTCGTTCATCTTTTGTCATCGCTTTGCACCTCCGTCAGCCCCCAACAACTAGGTCTACCTTCTATGCTACAAGTCCAAAATCCATATATACTTTTTGTTTGAAACGGGCAATCAACTTCCATAAAGTTACATTCATTATTTTCACAGTTACTTTCTAGCAGTCTTGCCGCTTCCATTAACTTTTCATGCTCCATTTAACTCGTCACCTCGAATTAACTTTTTTACTTAACTCGTTAAAGTTGAGTTAAAGTTGAGTTAAAGTTGCGTTAGATTCAACGTGCTTTTGCTGTAGCCACGCCATCAGCGCATTATCGCAGCTTTTTACATCTGTGCACTCTTGATACGTTGGGCAATACCAACAGTCAATTACATCTGTAAGAAACTCAGCTAACTGCTCATCGTTCATACCGCGAATCTTATCACCATTAGTCATTGGTAGCCTCCTGTAATAGCCATTCCCGATAATCAAGCACATCTTTGATTAAGCACTCTCTCAAATCTGATGGTTCGCGTCCACACACAAAACAGTTGCATTTAGGACACATACGCTCGAAAACATAATGATTATGTGTACTACCTGCATATTTCTCGCCATTAGTCATTGTCAGCCCTCCGCTTTTATACCCAAATCACGTTCAACTTCACTCGTATACCTTTTTAATTTATGTATCACAAATCGTATACCAGAATTATATCCTCTATCCCATTCATCTTCAGAACTATCAAGTTCTTCATAAAGTTCGCTTATCAATTCTTTGGCAAAATCATATTGCGGTTTTCGATAAGTATATCTGTTACTTTTATCTATCATTGTCAATCCTCCGCTTCTTCCGCTTTACCTTCTCGACATACTCCGCAAATTGTTCGTGTCTTTGCCACATATCCCTGCGCCTCTGCTTTCGCTTGCGGATTTGGTCTACTGGTTGGACGCGCCAGCTAATACGTTTCAGCATCGACAACCACACCTCTATTCCACCTAAGCCCTTCCAATCTCAATATCAGTTTATATCTCATTTTTTCCTTATTAACGCAAAGGCATTGCTTTAAGTCGCTTTTTATTTCACGCCCTCGTTTAATACGTGCTTTCGTAGCTTTGCTTTTAATCATCAACAATCACCGCCCGCCCTGTCAATAGTGCTGGCATATAACAGCAAGGCCACCAGCGACCTGCGAAATCCGTTGACATAAGTCCCATCTCAGTCCATTTCGCTTTCATAACTGTTTTGCCAACTTTGAAATGAAATTCCTCATTCAGCTTCTTGCCGAACAATGCGGCTACCTGCTCCATTTTATTTTTATTCATCGACAATCACCGCCTCGCCCGTGAGTAAAGCCTCTAGCATCCCATCTTCGCCGTTCCAATGTCCCCACGTATCATCAAAAACCCACAATCCATCAGAAGTAAATTTAAGAAGAAATCTAGTGTTGCAACAACTAACACAGAAATGTTCGCCCAGCTTCTTCCCAAACATTGCCGCAACCTGCTCCATTTTATTTTTCTTTGTTTCTGACTTCCACTTCATTATGATTGGCTTGTCTAATTTTTTCCCCATCAAATGAGTCACTTCAAGTCTATCTTCTGCCATCTGAACCACCTACCATTTCATTGATTATCTTTAACGCTTCACAGACCGCCCAATCAACACCCATATCATAATCATCACCATAGCACGTTTCTATGCAGCCAATTTTTTCCATCACTTCTTTTGCAAAATCAATTTTGCCTTGTACATAACCTTTTCCGTAGTAAAACTGTTCACGCTCAGTCATTTTCTCTGCCATCTTCCCTCACCTCTAATTTTTAACAAATTCAACTTTCACCGCATAATCTCCGACTATATTCGGTATGCGAACTAACCCATCATTCATAATGATTGCTCCGCGTCCAATCTGAAAATCCGTTGCCATAACCAACGCTTCATAAAATTTTGCCATAAATAATTCACTATTTGTTATTTTTGGGGACTCTGCCATCTTCGCCACGCTCCCACAAATTACACTTTGATATTCTCGGATAATTAACGTCAACGCCTATATGACGCACACAACGACAGCCATCATCACCTTTTCTGATAAAGCAACAATTATCACAGCAAGGACTATTTACATCTTCTTCAAATTTCTTTAACTCTTTCAACTCATTCAGATAACTCAATACCTGCCTAGCCTTCTTACTTCGTACAGTTCGCTCGGAGGACACGTTTTCCATGTATGCTATGCACCTGTCTAGTGTCATCATTATTCTCACCTGCCATTTGTTTAATAACGGCAATGCAATGTCCAACCGCCATTCTGTACATCATTTCTTCCATGTAGCCGTATTTTTTATAATGCTCAATCACGTTTTGCATACGCTTAATTGCTTCGTCAGAATCAATCTTCATTGCTTTCCCACTCCATCTTCTGCCGTTCTTCATCCTGCAACTTCTTATGCAACATCATCAGCCCGTCAGCGCAATCATTAACCATGTCACACATTGGCTCACTATTTGTTTCTTCGGCGTGTTGTTTGACGGGACATGCCGAGCAATCCTCATGTTCTCTTATAGCAGTTTCAATTTGTTGCCAAAACACATCAATCGTCATTGCTTTCACGCTCCAATCGCTCAATGTCCCAATACACAGGTGCATTATCCATATCGACCAATTCGCAAAGATAACAAGAAGGGTCTTTTACTCTAAAAAAGCAATTCTCACAACCATCCATACTAGCACAATGCTTTTTTATTGTTTTCGCCGCCTGTATCAACTCTTGCTTAGTCATTTTCGCTCACCTCCTATTCAGCATCTACCAACGTTTAATCACTTTTGCAATAGCATCCCCTATATACCGTATGGCGTCATTCCGTTTATCTTGTTCAATTATCTTAAAAAGCCTGTCGTTGTACTCATTGCATACATCATCTAATTCCACATTATCTGCTGCTATAATGGGTTGTTCCCAGTAATAATCATAGAAAAAATCAAGGGTTATACAACTGCCATCTAATTTCAAAATCTTAAAATATTCAGCAGGGATTGTAATATCTATGCTTGGCATAGGATTATTATATCCGTTAATATTCATATCCTTTTCGGTTCGCATCATAGAGCAAGACGTATCAATAGGCTTCTTAACTTTTACTAAGCACCCTTCACATAATTGTGATATTATTACCTCGTTTAATTTCATCTTCTGTCCCTCCACGCCATCACCGCAATCACTATGCACGCTGGCAAGCAGAATAAGAACGCCGCCAGTATCGGCTTCCAATGCTCTAACACTTGCCCTGCGCACGCTTGCTTTACCCTCGCAATGCTTACAGTCTGGAAGTTTAATTGCCTCTAACTCCTCATCAGTCAACCCTGTATTATTACCCATATCATGAATCCTATTGCCGCTAAAACTGTTATCTTTGCTATTAACATCAACAGCTCTTCACAAACTTCTTGAAACTTACTCACTAAACCATCCTTAATCGAACTCAATCATATTGTCTTTTATCATCGCATCAGCCGATTTATACCCGTGCAGCCCTGCATGATAATTCGTCACGCACTCCATGTGCTCTCCGCAGATTTTGCAGAAACCAGGACTCCACCGCGTTTTGATTTTATTCTTCGGCAGGTTAATACTCGGCTTTTTCCTGTCCCCTTCAATCATCGTGCAATGAATATCATGATAACGCTGAATACCCTCTTTAAGGTCTCGCGGCATGTGTACGCCGTTTTTCTTCGTTCTCATTTTTTCGCCCTCTCAAAATCATAAATATTCGACTTTGTTCTGCGTTGAGACTCCGCATCAAAAACAAGATACGTAGATATATTTCTAAGCCTATCCATCACGCGGGCTGAATATGTACCTTCCAGCTCCTTCTTGGTTAAATTCGTAGTCACAATAACAGGCAGCATCTTGTTATAGCGTTCGGTAATAATCGAGTCAATCTTTGACAGAATCCATGACTCATTATTTTCTGCGCCCAAATCATCAATGACAAGCAATGGTGTTGACCTAATCCGTTGGTCATACTTTGCAAATTCTTCCCGGTTCATAATCCGCATGGTGTAGAGATTATCCATAAGGCTGCACATGGGAACAATAAGCCCATTATGGCCAGTATCTAACCACTGCCGCAAAACCGCAACGGCCATTGTTGTTTTCATTGCGCCATAATGCCCAGATAGAATTAATCCAAAGCCATGCTTTACCTGATAATCCAACTGACTTGCATATTGCTTTACTTGCTTGTAATTTTCCCGGATATTTTTATCACCCGGCAATCCCCGCTTTTCGATATTTTCAAAAGTGACAGCTTGATAGCGTTTATAAATTCCTGCCCATTCCAAAAGCTGCCGTTTATTATCATCAGTCCCAGCCGGAAGTTTCATGTTTCCACTTTTCGCGTTCCCAGGCGGGGTCAACTTTGTTTTTATAACGTCTGCCAGACGCTGTATGTCCTTGTCCATGCCCGTCTCCTTCGTCATAGCCATTCTTTTCCCAATCCCGCAGTATAGACTCTGCATATCCCAGACTACGCTTATTGCGTAGAACTGCCCTCTGCAAAGCCTTGATAACCGTATTCTCCCCATAGTGCTCTACATCATCCGCCAGACGCTCAGACTCATAGCCATTACAGATTGGCCGGATGTTCTGCTGGTAGAAGTCCAGTACGCTCTGGGGGATAGTGGTGGTAGAGAGTCCTGTTTTCTGGTGCTCTATACTTACCAAGTTACTACTCTGTATCTTCTCTACTACTACTTCATTACTTGTATAGTTATATCTTGTATTATTCTGGGTGACATTTTTGTCAGGGGTAGGGGTGACATTTTTGTCACCCTCCCCCATGACATTTTTGTCACCCATGACATTTTTGTCACCCCTAGCAGGAGAACCACAAAGAATGTGGATGTGTCTTTGTGCCTTTTTTGTTACAAAATCCTGCCCTTGTGACGTAAAAATATAACCAGCTTTTTCAAGAGAATTCACCCAGCGGATAACATTGCGTCCTGTCGTATTGTAGAGCTTAGCAAAATACTCATTTGTTGCCCAGCAATAGCCGTTTTTTTTACATAAAACTGCTATATCCCCATAAAGCAGTTTAGCGTTCGGCGGAAGGTCTTTGTCGTGTGCTATTTTAGCGGGTATCATAATATAATCCGCCATAATCTTTACCTCATAATTCCCTTAAAGGGGCTGAAAAACAGCCCCCATATTCCTGCACTTACAAAAGCCTTCCCTGCTCTGCTTTTTCTTCTGTTTCAGGAGCTTTTTCCTCTTTAATTTCCCCAGTTTCCGGGTCAATATTTTCAGGTATATCCTCCTGTTTTACTTCCTCTGCATCAACGGTAATAACCGTTTCGTCCGGCTCGTCTGCCATATGTTCTGTGATGTTGGTTTTAATGGTTTCATCAGCGGCTACAGCCCGCACAAATTCGGTCTTAATCGGTGCATATTTCAAGACCTGCTTAATGACCGTTTTCTTCGCCATAGCATCAAAGTTTGTTTTCCACGGGGAAAAACCACTGTTGGCCGCCTTGCTGTATTTATTCATGTGCTGCTTAATATCGTCTACGCTCATTACAGCAAAGCCAGAGCCGCCCAGTTTCGTCTTAAATACGGCATAGTAGAGGATAACCGCGCCCCGGTCTTTGAGTGCAGGTTTGTGCCGAAGCTTTTCTTCAAGGCCCAGCTCATATTCAAATTCATCATTCTCGTGGACTTCATGGGCGGAAATGCTTACAATCTCCCCACTGCGATATGCCAAATCGATAAGCCCTTTATAGCCAAGCTGGAACTGACATTCAAGCTGGCCATGGTTGCGATACGGGATAAGATATGCCTGCCCCAATGGTGTATTAGGTTCTACGCCCAACTGTGCGGCCTGCATCATAGCCCCTAAAAAGCTATTAGGCGTACACTCCGTAAGCTGCGGATTGGTGCTCATAGCCGTAAGCACCATGCGGCTGAATCGTTCCCCCGTCAGCACGGACGGCAACGCCTTGTCAATCTGCGGCTTCATCTGGAATACGAGCTGCTTAATGCTCTGTGCTCCTGTATTTGCAGCAGCTTTCGTCTGCTGTGCCTTCTGAATTGCTCCACCTTTTACAGTTCCGTTTGCCATATTAATACATCCTTTCTTTATGCAGTAAATCTGCGGGTATCGGCAGATTTTTTACTATACTTCTCGTAAACATCCGGCATCTCTGCCTTTAGCTTCTTGCTGTCAATCGTTGTCCGGCCGGACACTGTTTTCCAGCTAACTTTTCGGGCATCTTCGCCCTCACCGACAAAGCCGATTTCGTTATCGCCCAGCATAGCGCAGAGCTTGTTTTGGATTTCCTTTGACTCCGTTTCAATCTCCGCTTTCAGGGCTTTCAGCTCGTCATAGCGGTTCAACAGCTTCACCGACTCACCTGGCAGCAGTATCGGTTCGACCTGCCCGCCCTTAAATTTGTTTCTCAGCGCCTCTGTGCAGCTCTCAGAGCCGTCTATATCCGGCAGAGTATGATTCTGTACCTTGCCCCAAAACTCCACCTCAGCGGCTTCCAGAGCGGCTATATCGTCCTCGTCACGCTCAATGACCCAGGAAACAAAATGGTTGCCGCCGACAAGGCAGGCAATATACCAGCGCGGCAGGCCGGACACCATCATATAGTGCTGGCACTGAACATAATACTGTGGCGGAATCTTGCCCTCGTCCCATTCGGATTTATTAAAAGCGTTGGTGGTCTTGCACTCAAGGCCCGCATCCTCCCCCACGATCAGTCGGTCAAAGGAAGCGGTCATAAACGGGTGCTTCTTACTGGCATACATGCCGCATTTCTTCACCTTCTTATGTTCCCTGCGGCAGAATTCATCTGCCACCACCTGTTCTAAGAGAGTGCCAAAATACACTGGCTCCGAGTCGGATATATCCAAAACCTTCACTTGCCCGGTCTTTTCCAGCCAGACTTGATAAGCTGATTTCCAAGGGTTCATCCCAAGAATTGCTGCTGCATCCGTACCGCCGATACTGTTTGCTTTACAGCCCAGCCACGTACCACGGCTAAACTTTATTTCAGCAGCCGTCATAATCAGGTCACAGTGTTGCTTTATGCTCATTGATTAACCCTCCAATTTGTGCTATACTATAGCCATCCAATCAAATAAAACACCGAGAAGGCTAGGCTTTTTGCTTAGCCTTTTTCCCTTTGCCATCACATTAACCCCCGGAGCATCATCGTATAATCCGACAATGCACAGCCGACCAACACGCCAATCATAAACACACCGATAATAATTGTGAGCCACGCCCACGGAAAGAAATAATACTTAAGCACTGGCATAACCTCCAAAGATAAACACGGAACAAATCAACAAAGCGACTATTGCCATATCCCGGCAGAACTCATAAAACTTATGTTCCCTGTGTAGCTTTATCCGCTGCCGCAGTGTCAGTTCTGCCGGGATTGATTCTGCGAATTCATCCAACATGCCCCAACGCCTCCTCAAAATCTTTTCTCGCCCTTGCCAGTGCTTCATTAGCCGTGGGATAAATCAGCCCATCTCTGGCAAGTTCCTGCTGTGTAATGTTCTCATCCCATTCTTCCGCCCAAACGTCAATGGCATCATCATAGGGAATATAGATTGTTTCACCAATGCACGGGCACCATTTACCAGCCACCTGCATTTCAATTTCAAAGCGCTCATAATCGGTAAGCTCTACCACCATCTAAGACACCTCCAATCCCAACTCCTCATATAAAGCTTTTGTGCTGACACGGCCATGGATAATTATTTTCCCGGCCGCTGCCAGCTTTTTGTTTACCTGCCCCATAATTCTGTAGGCTGTAGATTTTGAGCAGCGGAGAAGAACTGCAACTTCTGCCGCCACCATATACGGCTTTTGTCCTGTCATACTTTCGCACCTCCTATGTAATTTAACTAAACGTTTTTGTTTACAATAAATCCGTTATCTTGCAACGCAAAATTTTTGCCAGAGGTTTTATTTTGTTTGCGCGTGGCTCCTGTTTCCCCTGTTCCCAGAAAACAACTGACGTGCGAGAAATTCCCAGCTTTTTAGCTAGTTCCTCCTGTGTTATGCCTCGTTTCAAGCGAAGCTCTTTTATCTTTGACAAGGCTATTTCCTCCTTTTCTCTATGTTTACTTTAATTACATGTTTAATTATATTACATAAATTATCAAAAGTCAACCCTCTAAACGTAATTAAACTTTACATCTTTTATGTTAAGTAAAATTACTATATAATATACGTGAGGAGGGAATCGAGATGGCTACTGTTACAGGTGATAGGCTCCGCGCCTTGCGACAGGACTTAGGGTTGTCACAGGAAGAAGTGGCGAAGAAGATAGGCGTTTCCCGCCCTGCTTACGTAAACTATGAGCAAGGCAAAAGCCGCCCGGTTAGAAAGCTGCAAGAACTTGCCGCACTATTCAACGTGTCCACAGATTATATTTTAGGTGAGGACGTTGAAAAACCTACTTTCGACCCGCCCGCCGCCTTTTTCAACGACCCGAACGTGGGCAAGGCTGTTGAGAAAGCAAGAAACAATCCTAAATTCCAAACGCTACTATGTGTAACTAGCAACTTAAAGGAGGATGAGTTAGACAGCCTGCTTACGCTGGCAGAACACTACGCCAAAAAACACAACATGACTTGATAGCCAAGAAGGAGGCAGATAATATGAGGATATATTATACACCGCCAATATTGCTAAAGAGACACGCTATGTTAGCGACGCTTAATGTTTCCCCACCTATTGCAGAACGCCGGTTGTTTCGTTCTTGCAAAGGTGGTATTAGATGAATATTGAAATAGAATACGTTGATGGTTTAGGAAGTAGGCCGGTTATGGCCATAAAGAATGATACCCAAATAGTTATATTAGTCAATAAAAATATACCAAAAGAGGAACAAGATAGGTATATTGCTTTTTGTATAGAGAATTGTCGTAAGATTTAGATTAAATTTTAATTAGAGAATTTAGGGAGGATGTAAAATGAAAAGGAACATTGCTATTTTGTTGGCTGCCATTTTTATTTCCGGCCTATCTATGGCAGTAGGTTATGCCTGGGGATATGGTTCTAATATGTCATGGTCATATCCGAGCTTTCGTTCTGCCCCCTACATGCCATCTAAATATGAAATTGAGCAATATATAAGAGACGGCAAAGATTATGTCGATAACTGTAACAACGATATTGACGAAATCGCAAGAAAGCGCAGTGAGGCTGTTGATTCCGTCAATCGCGCTGTTCGTGATTACAACATGAGTCATTAAAGGAGAGTGCTATGGACGCGAGTTTTACTGATATATTCGGTATGCTGGTTGGTCTGTTGACCATCCCGGTAATAGCCAAAATTTTTCCTACGTTCTACTTGTATCTTCTCTTTTATTGGGCAACATTGTTCTTAGGCTTTTTTGTTCGTGACTTTAGAATACTATACTTCTATTCATCATGGCCGTGTTTACTCACTATTTATCTTGCATACCAATTTTACACCACAGACAAATCATACTCTTGGGAGGCTGGACGCCAATTATCTAAAAAAGAAATCATAGCAATAAACTATAATTTGTGGAGAGATGAAATGTCCCTCTACATTGAAAGGTTCTCAAAGTGGTAATAAGCGCAGCAAAAAGCCGTCCCAACTTAATGAGACGGCTTTGTCTAAAAATGGATGGAGCCCCGGCGTTCGGGCGCCGAGGCTGAGTTTGTCGAGCAGTTGTTGGCCACTGTCACGCCCCCACCATTCATTGAGTGCCACGCCGGTGTTACTCACGGCCTAGTAGGTGGCCGTTTGATAGCCGACACGCCTAAGCGTATCAAAGTAATTTTAACGGATAAGAGATTATACCACAATCCAGCGCAGAAAGGAAGTGGTTTTATGCCCGCTTATAAAGATTCTAAAAAAGGCACATGGTACGCCAAGTTCCGCTATACTGACTGGCAGGGGAACCGGAAGGAAACCACAAAGAGAGGGTTCCCTACTAAGAAGGCGGCAAAGGAATATGAGGAAGAATACAAGCGCAAAGCCCAAAGCAACCCCACAATGACATTCCAAAGTCTATACGAAATCTACGTAGAGGACATGAAGCAGCGCATTAAAGAATCCTCTTTCAGTAGTATTAATAACACTCTTATAAAACACGCGCTTCCAGCATTAGGGCAAATACCTATATCAGAAATAACTCCTAACGTAATTCGTAAGTGGCAAAATAATCTAAGCACTTACACCAACAAAGGGAAACCACTATCCCCGACCTCTATAATGAACATCAATCGTAGACTATCTACCGTCTTTAATTTCGGCGTCAGATTTTACGGACTTACTAAAAATCCTATGCACGTCACCGGTACCCAGGGAAAAAACGAAAAACGTGTTGAGTTTTGGAGCAAAGAAGAATTTGACACATTTATTGCTGCCGTTGACCACCCCTTATATAATGCCTTATTCAACCTGTTATTTTTCTCAGGCATGCGCATAGGCGAAGCTCTCGCCCTCACCAGCGATGATGTAGACTTTAGTATAGGCAAGTATACCATCAACAAAACACTAGCCTACAACGGCAAAATAACGCCGCCTAAGACCGAATCCAGCAACAGGGCAATTACTCTACCAGCATCTACTAATCAACAAATAGAATCTACCTTTGAACGTCTAGCCGTAGACTCCGGCAGAATCTTCCCTACCAATTACAGTAATGCACGTTACCACTACCGCAAAGCAATTAAGATTTCGGAAGTACGGCCTCTGCAAATTCATTGTCTCCGGCACGCTCATGCTTCCCTGCTCATTGCCCAAGGTGTCCCTATTACCGCAATATCAAAACGACTAGGCCACACCTCCCCAAAGATAACCCTGTCTATATATTCCCACGCTATGCAAGACAGCGACGAAAATATCGCAGCATTATTGGACACTCTTTAG